GACCAACAGGAATTAGAATATATTAAAAGCAATGGTACTATGAGGAAAAACTGTGTATAGCTCATTAAATATTTACAACCAACCTATAACACAGGCTGTATCAACAGTTGAATCACCAAATGCGGCATATCAACGCATGGCACAGTTTTGGGATTTAATCACAGACTTGAAGGAAGGCACATACAAGATTAGGAGTGAACATAGAAAATATTTACCACAGGAGGCAAGAGAAACAGATGACAGTTATGACGTAAGGTTATCAAGATCAACTGTTGTACCTTATCTGCAACGAATCGAGAAAATGCTGGCTGGCATGATAACCAGAAAACCAGTAAGACTTGATGATGTTTCTGATTTAGTGAGAGAACAATTATTTGATGTTGACCTTGAGGGTAATGATCTTAATGTTTGGTTATATGAAACAGCAAGAACAGCTATATCATTTGGTCATGTTGGGGTATTGGTAGATGCACCGAAAGAAGGCGATAAGACCAGACCTTATTGGGTGACTTATAGTCCTAGAAATATTCTTGGGTGGAGAAGTGAAATTATAGATGGAGCAAGACAGCTTACACAGTTAAGGTTGTTGGAGAATGTTGTAGAACCTGATGGAAAGTATGGTGAAAAGCAAGTAAAACAGATCAGAGTTTTAGAGCGTGGTCGTTATGAGATTCACAGAAAAGATAAAAAGAACAGTGAATATAAATTATTTGATGAGGGAGAAATGAGCCTCAAAGACAAGATTCCTTTTGCTGTGGCATATTCCAACAGGGTAGGTTTTTATGAATCACGCAGCCCCTTGTATGACATAGCAGAGTTAAATCTAAAGCATTATCAGATTCAATCAGACTTGGATAATATTTTGCATATTAGTTCTGTTCCATTACTTGCAGTTTTTGGTTATCCAAATGCTGATGAAATAACAACAGGCCCAAGTGAAGCTTTGGCATTACCACCAGAATCAAGACTTGAATATGTAAGCCCCTCAGGAGATAGTTATGACAGCCAGTTTCAAAGGCTTGGTGATCTTAAAGAGCAAATCAATACTTTGTCACTAGCTGCGGTACTTGGGCAGAAGTTAGTAGGAGAATCAGCAGAGGCCAAGCGGATAGACCGTTCACAGAATGACAGCACCATGATGGTTATTGCTCAACAGATGCAAGATTTGATTGATAACTGTCTAAGATTCCATAGCGAATATTTAAATGAGCCTAATGCTGGAAGTAGCTTTGTAAATAGAGACTTTGTTTCTACAAGGCTTGAGCCACAGGAGATAACAAGCCTATTAACCTTGTTTACTGCTGGCACTATTACACAGGAAACATTATTAAATCAATTATCTAGCGGTGAAGTTCTCGGAGATGATTTTGATATCGAAGGAGAAATGGAAAGTACGCAAAGCGGAGGATTGGTAGAAATGGAACCACCAGAAGAATCAGCTACAGATGATGATGACGAAGAAACAGAAGAGGCGGCTTGATGAATGAGTACACCAGAAGCATTTTTTCGAGAGACTATTGATTTAAACAGATATAGTAATGCTGTTGCAAAAAAATATGCCATAACCTATAACGAAATAATATTAAACGCTGCTAATCAGTTAAAAAAAATAGATTTAAGGCAGCAAGCCGCAGGGGAGGCAGTTGTTATAGCACCACAAACAAGAAAAAGATTGAGGGCAATCATAAAACAATCAAAAGATAGTTTGAATAAATGGTCTGGTGCAACTGCAAAGGATTTTAAAAAAGAATTACAAGGGGTTACTGTTTTACAAACAGAGTTTGTAGAGAATGAACTTAAAAAAGTTGTTAAATCTGGAAATATTCCTATTAATTCTGTTGCTGTCAGTCCAAAATATGCAGAGTCAGTAATAATGACTGATCCAACACAAGTAAATATATTTACAAACACAAAATTTAGAGAGGATGATTTTATAAAATTTGGTTCTGGTAAATTTGATCTTACATCTACACAAGGGGCAGCCTTAACTTTGCCTAATGGTGAAACTGTCAATAAAGCATTTAGAGGTATAGCTACTAAATCACAAGAAAGACTTGCTTTGGCTATAAGATCAGGTGTGTTTTCTGGTGAAACAACGCAGCAGATCGCTAGAAGAATGATAGGAAAATTAGAATTTGGAGACTTTGGCCCTCTATCAGTAAAACAACTTGCACAATCTGGAGGTGAACTTACAAAGTTAGCTAATAATCAAATACAAACAATAGTAAGAACATCTGTAAATCAAGTACAGAATCAGGCTTCACAGGCGGTATATGCGGCAAATAGTAAAGTTGCTCCCAAATATGAATATGTTGCAACACTGGACAGTAGGACAAGTCCCATTTGTAGAAGGCTTGATGGACAGAAGTTTGCATATAACAAAGGTCCAACACCACCACAGCATTTTAATTGTCGATCTACTACTGTTCCTGTTGTTGATTTTGATGGATTGCAAAAGAAATATCCAAGTTTGGAAAAGCCACCAGTAGGCAAAGTTGTTACACGACCTACAGGAGAAGGAACTGGCAGAGTGCCACAGGGAACAGCTTATGGTGATTGGCTTTTAAAACAAGATAAAAAGCTACAGGTAAAAACTTTAGGAAGTGAACAAAAAGTAAGATTTTTTAAAAGAATTGCAAAAAAAGAAGGATCTGGACAGGCAGCCATTAGAAAACTAATTAGAAATGATGGTAGCGAAAGAACCTTAGATGATTTAAAAAGATTATATACATAAAAAATTATGCCACTTAAAAAAGGTAAATCTCAAAAAGTAATTTCCTCTAATATTCGTTTGTTAATGAAGGAAGGCAAAACATTAAAACAAGCACAAGCCATAGCTTTATCAAGTGCTAAAAAACGTAAAAGGAAGTAATATAAAGTCAGCTACTTTTATTGTTATGCCTAAAGGTGTTGGGTATGGTTCTACCATGAAACCAAAGTCAAAGAAAAAAAAGAAGGGAGGCAAAAAGTAATGGGATATACATTCAAGGTGCAATCTTATGATGAGCCAAAGAAAGAACCAAAAGCTACTGCTAAAAAATCTAAAAAGGTAACAAGTGAAAAGGAAGAAACTAAGGCGAGTTCCTAAAGACAAAAAAACAGGTATTGCTAAAAAATACTTATCTGGTTCTAAAAACAGGGCTGCGAAAGCGGCTGAAATAAAAAGGACTGCTGAAGCTTACAAAAGAGGTGAATATATTGATATAAAAGCTGTACAAAAATCAAGGGTTGCTCAAAATGTCACCACAAAGAAAAAGAAGAAAACCACTAAGCGCAGCCGTAAAAAAAGCTCTTAAAGATAAGGCTGAAGGAACAAGGTTTTTTTATGGTGAACTTGCAGAGGTTTATCGCAAAGGACAGGGAGCTTACTTATCTGGTGGTTCAAGGAATGTGACAATGCAAGCTTGGTCTTTTGGCAGGGTCAATAGTTATATGAGGGGAGATAAGGCGAGAACAGCAGACGCATCTATATATACTAAGTACAACAAAAGGAGGTAATTGTGAAACTAACTACCAGACAAAAAAACACTCTCAAAAAGCATCAGGAAACACATGGGCATACAAAAGCCCATATGGAATATATGAAACGTAAGATGAGAGAGGGCATGAGTTTTACGCAAGCTCATAACATGGCTATGAGAAAAAAAGGTAAATGAGCAAAGATCCGAGACTTAAAAGGTTTGGTTTATCTGCTTTTAATAAACCCAAAAGAACACCATCACACCCAACAAAGTCTCATGTTGTCTTGGCAAAAGAAGGTGACAAAATAAAATTAATTAGATTTGGAGCGCAAGGGGCAGACACAAAACCACCAAGAAAGGGAGAATCAGAAGCAGATAAGTCAAAAAGACGCAGTTTTAAGGCAAGACATGCAAAAAATATTGCAAAAGGCAAAATGTCAGCAGCTTTTTGGGCTGATAAAGTGAAATGGAGCTAATATTGTAAATAATTGTTAATTTTTATCTATGGCAGAAGAACCAATCAAGCCAAATCCACCTGTTGATACAGCAGCACTTATGGCAGAAGTTGAAGCGTTAAGAAAAAGCAACAGAGAAATTTTAGATGATTATAAAAAAGCAAAAGAGGCAGCAAAAGCAGTACCGCCAGATGTTGATGTAGATGCTTTGATTGCTTTTAAACAGAAAAAAGAACAGGAAGAGCTTGAGGCAAAAGGCAGATATGATGAAGCAATTGCAAAACAGGCTCAACAATATCGTGACGCAGAAGAGGCAAAAAATAAAAAAATTGCAGAATTAGAGGCTAGGCAGAGACAGCTTGAAGTTGAAGCACCAGCAGTAACAGCCCTTGCTGATGTGGTGCATGATCCCCAATATGTGTTATCTCGCATTAGCAAGGATCAACTATCAAGGGAGGCAGATGGAACAGTTGTTGTTGTTGATGGATATAACAGAACACCTGTAAAAGAATGGGCGATGTCACAAATGCCTCAATGGGTGCAGAAAAACCCAAGACCACAGGGAGGTGGAGCGACTACAACAAAAGTGCAGACAGAATTTGTTACTGCGGCTGGTGAGAAGAATCCCTTTGCAAAGGAATCATTTAATTTAACTGAGCAGGCTAGATTATATAAAACAGATATTAATAAATATAATATGCTCAAAAATGCAGTTACAGGTTAGTATATAGACAACATGGTTGTGCCATGTCAGTGGTTGTGCCACGAAGTAAACATATTAATTAAATTCTAATGGCAACATTAAGATCGGATTTAATTATTCCTGAGGTGTTTACACCCTACTTGATCGAAGCGACAACACAAACTGACAGCTTCCTACAGAGTGGGGTAGTGCAACCTTTGGCAGAATTAAATCTATCCTCAGAAAGAGGTGGGGATTTTGTAAAGATTCCATTTTATAAAGCAAATTTATCTGGCGATTTTGAAGTTTTAACAGATTCAACATCATTAACACCAGCAAAGATCACAGCAGATAATCAAATTGCTGCCGTTTTACATCGTGGACGTGCATTTTCTTCTCGTGACTTAGCTTCTCTTGCAGTTGGTGGTGGTCTTGATCCTATGGCTGCTATTGCTCAGAAGATGGCGGCTTATGTAAACAACCAAAAGCAAAAAGACTTATATTCTTGCTTAACTGGTGCGTTTGGTTCTATCAATGCAAACTCAAGCAGTTCTGCTTTGTTTGATTTAACTATTGATTCCGAATCAGGTGATTCTCCAACTGTATTAAGCCCTCGTCATATTGCAAGAGCAAAGTCAAAACTTGGTGATCAAGGTGGCAAGCTTACAGCAATAGCAATGCACTCTAATGTATATGGAGACTTGTTAGAGCGTAATATGATTGATCGTGTTTATGACAACAATGGTGATGCTGATACAGCAGCCGCATCTGGTAGCACAACAAGAGCTTTTGATGGCCCTAATGTTGTTGAGACATTTGGTGGTCTAAGAATTATCGTTTCTGATGATATTCCAACAACAGGTTCTGGAGCTTCGACTGAGTATTCAACATTCTTCTTTACACAAGGAGCAGTTGTTACAGGTGAGCAAGCACCAATCAGAACACAAACTGATCGTGATATTTTGGCTTTAGAAGAAGCTATGGCTGTAGATCTCCACTACATCTATCACCCTGTTGGATTGAAATATGCTGTATCAACAGTTAATCCAAACAGATCTGTACTCGAAACTGTAGGCTCTTGGTCGAAAGTCTATGAAACAAAGAATATCGGTATTGTTAGAGCAACTAACGTATCTAATCAGGATTAATCATGCCTTCATTATTTGACGTAACTGCTGGGTCTTTAGTAGGCCCAACAACAGGCGGCACTGTAACTCAGGCCACCAATAAATCTACAGGTGTAACTCTTAACACTGAGAGTGGACAGATCACTATGAATGACGCAGCTTTAGCGGCTGCGGCTGAAGTATCTTTCACAGTAACCAACAGTAAGGTTGCAGCAACAGATGTTGTTGTGGCGTGTCATGGTTCTGCTGGAACTGCTGGCTCATATCTTGTGAACGCAAATGCTATCGCTGATGGTTCTTTTGCCGTAACAGTTTCTAATGTTTCCTCTGGATCATTAGGAGAAGCCATTGTTATTAATTTTGTTGCCCTTAAAGGTGCATCAAGCTAATGGCAATTTTCGCTTTTAGGCGAATGAGAGAACAAAATGAGGCTGCTCAAAAAGCAGCTTCACTTGTTCAAACTCAAGCAAAGCCAAAACCAAAACGCAAACCTCAAAAAGTTACAGTAAATGGCGATAACTCTTGATGCTACTGTTGGCGGTGCAAGTGCCAATACTTACATCACCCTTGATGATGCAAACGCTATCATTGAAGGATTTGTCCTAAGTGATGACAATGCCGCTTGGGATAATTCATCTACTGATAATAAAAATCGTGCGCTTTTTACCGCAGCCCAGAGAATAGATAGAGAAAAATTTTTAGGGGCAAGAGTAAGTGATACACAGGCTTTGGAATGGCCTAGATCAGGAGTGAGAAAACCTGACACTTATACAAATCTTTATGGCTTATCTTTTCCAAATAGGTTAGTTGCTGATTATTACACCGATACTGAGATTCCAGACAGAGTAAAAAAGGCTCAAGTAGTTTTAGCAGTTTATTTGAATAATAATAGAAATGGTTTAGAGCTTAGTGGCCTTGAAGATTTTGCGGCTGTAAGTGTTGGTAATATAAATGTAACCCCTAGATTCTTTGGTGCTGTAGGGATTGATCGTATTCCTCCGATAGTTGATCATTACCTGATGGGCATTAGAATAGGAGGAAGAGCAAATTTATCAATTAAGAGGTCTTAAATGTACGGCTACGATTACCCAGCAGCAATAATCATTACTAATACTGCAACACACACTGGCAGATTTGGTAAGGTTCATGCCTTGAAAGATTCAGAAGCAACATTTGTCTCTGAGAACATAACAGAAAATGGATCTGCAACAATTGATGGAATTGAAATGAAAGCCTCATCTGAAATTGAGGGTGTCATCACAAGTATTACTCTTGCAAGTGGACAAGTTATTGCATATAGATTATGAGTCTTGCAAATGCACTAAAAAAGGCGGCTAGTGCTTCATTAAAAAAGCTTGGCGGTGATGTAACTGTTAGGCAAGTAACTGCTGGAAGTTATAACACCACAACAGGTGCGATAACTGAGTCAACATCTGATACAACTATTAAAGGTGCTGTAAGTAATGTTGCTCGCAATGAGGTCAATGATTTAATTGAATCACAGGATAAAAGACTAACAATATCTGCTGGTGATCTTACATTTGCACCTACTACAAAAGATAGAGTTGTTATTAGTAGTGTTGAATTTAAAATTATTCAAGTTATAACGAATGAGCAAAATAATACTGCTATTAGCTTTGATCTTATCTTGAGGTAAAGATGACAAGAAGAATTAGGTTAGATCAAATAGATGATGTAATGAGGGAGGCGGTGGAAGATTTAGTCGCTGCAACAACTTTGGAGTGGACTAAAAGAGTAAAAAAAGCAACACCTGTGAGAGTTGTTTTTCAAGGTGAGCCAAAAGGAGGTGGGCAACTTAGAAACGCATGGCAGACACAAATAAAACCACTTGAAGGAACAGTTACAAATAATGTTGTTTATGCAGAGCCAGTTTGTTTTGGTGTAAACCTTCCACCTTCATGGGGTGGTGTTTATAGAACAAGACAAAATACACAGGCTGGATTTCCTGAGTTAATAGGAAAAGAACTTGAACAATTTGTTGCCAAACAATATGCAAAACTTTTG